TCACTCGCAAGAATGTCAGATGCAGAAAAACAAAAAGCTGCAAACCTTCTTGTGAACAAGTGGTTTCACTTGACACAATCATTTACTGGTATGGTTGATGCAGAGATGCAAGACCAATTCATGAATGAACAGGCAGAGGTTTTTGAAATAAAGCAGGCTGCTGAAAACGGAACTAAATTATTTTAAGGAGAGAGAAATGGAATTGAAACAGCCAGTTGCAGTCATTCACACAGCATTTGAGGATAAACCATCCACAGTTGCTTTAGTACACACCAAAGAAGGTATGACACTCATTGAACAACTTGAGTATGCGTATCGTTGGACACAGAATATTATGGACAGTTGGTCATTGAAAGGTTATGCTGATGGTAATTCAGATGTAACTGTTATGGGTGATATCTCTAATGGAATGGGTTTAAGGTCAACTTCAATGGGTGACCAAATGTTAGTTGGTAACAAAAAGTATGTTGTTGCTATGATGGGATTTGAAACTTTAGAAGGAGAAAAAGTATGACAGTAAAAGCAAAAGGTAGACCATCTACTACTGTAATAGATTTAGATGGTTCTGGGGGGAACGCTTTCGTTCTTCTTGGATATGCAAACTCTACTATGAAAAAGAGTGGATTTGATAAAGAGACTATGGATAGAATCTTGAATGAGATGAAATCTGGAGACTATATAAACTTACTGAGAACTTTTGAAAAGTATTTCGGTAGTGTGTATACACTTCAAACATCCAATCCAGAATATCTGGATGCATTTATGGTAGAGAAAAGTGCTTAAGGAACTATTAACTACATTTGTTATATCTGCATCAGCATCTGGTGTGGATGTAACTCCAAATAGTACAATGCAATATCTAGATAAACAAGCAACTTGTCTTGCAAAAAATATGTACTACGAAGCTCGTAGTCAAGGACTTGCTGGACAACTTGCAGTTAGTTTAGTTGTATTGAATCGTGTAAAAGACGATAGGTATCCTAATACAATCTGTGAAGTTGTGCATCAGGGGCCTGTCAGGGAATCGTGGAAGACTAAAGGTAAAAATGTTCCAGAACATGAAAGAACATATCACCCAATACGAAACCGTTGTCAGTTTAGCTGGTACTGTGATGGTAAAAGCGATGAACCAAAAGAACCAACAACTTATGGTTTATTGTATGACATGGCGATGGATTTAGTTTATGGTGATATTACAGTGGTGGATATAACTGAAGGTGCAACACACTATCATGCAGATTATGTTTATCCTGCTTGGAGAAAAACCAAAACTAAAACAATTGAAATAGAAGACCACATATTTTATAGGTGGGAAAAATAATGACAACTGGTGTAACAACAGAACTTACACAATTTACTGGAAAAGTTGGTAGATGTGAAAAAGACCATGTAGTAGAAATATTAACTAATGGTTATGGTTTTTGTGTAGAGTGTGCAAATGAAATAGATGGATACTCTACACTTTATGTTGCACCTAAAGAAGTGAGGGATTTTGAAAAATGATGTTAAGAGGTTATGCAAAAAAATATGATATTTATAATGGAGTTGGATATACATATCAATTTGAAAATGGATACGGTGCATCTGTAGTTAAACATGATGGTTCGTATGGTGGTAAACAAGGGCTGTATGAAATCGCAGTACTTGACTCTAAAGGTGATTTGTGTTATAGTACACCTATTACTGATGATGTAATCGGTCATGCAACCGAAGAGAAAGTATTAGACACTTTACATAGGATAAGAATGTTATGAACTTTTTTTACTTAGACGAAGACCCTTGGACATCTATTGAGTATCACTGTGATAAACATATAGTCAAGATGCCCACAGAGTACAAACAAATGTTGTGTACTGCACATAGAGTTCTTGATGGTGAAATGTATATTGATAGAACTAAGAATGGTGCAAGGATTAAAAGGTGGAAACACCCAGACCGTAAGATGAACAAACATCTATATCTTGCTGGTCATGTTAATCACCCAACTAACATATGGCTACGAGAATGTCGTGAGAACTATATGTTGATGTATACATATTATAGACTGATTTGTGACGAGTATACATATAGGTATGGGAAAGAACATGGTGCAAAAGATTATTGGTGGATATTACAAGACCCACCAAAGAACATTCCTAGTTTTGGAAAGACTACACCAGTTCCACAAGCGATGAAAGAGTTTCCTCAGTGTATGGTAAAAGGTGATTCAGTACAAGCATACCGTAATTTTTATGTTGTTGCAAAGAGAAGGTTCGCAACTTGGAAAGAAAGAGGAGCTCCAACATGGTATCAAAATATGACCCAGAACCAGAAAGGTATTATGACTGGATGCTCTGGAAACTAAGACAAGAGAGAAACATGGAAAAAGATGACCCTATAGACGATATCACTGAAGGTGGTAGACTAAGTGGGTGGACAGAAAAACCATATATGTCTCCACAACAAGTGTGGGAAAGAGAGATTGCAGAAATGCAAAAATCAAACCATTATCTCATGATGCGTATTAAAGAACAATCAGAGGAAATAGAAAAATTAAAAAAGAAGATTGAAAATGCCGACTTATAGTTTTAAAAATAATGACACTGGAGAAGAATGGGAAGAGTTCTTTACTATATCTGGTAAAGAAGAGTTCCTAAAAGAGAATGACCACATCACACAACTGCCGTCTCTAATATCAATTATTAGTGATACTGGTGGTATTAAAAATGATGGTGGGTGGAAAGATAATATGTCAAGGATTGCAGAAGCACATCCAGGCAGTCCTTTTGCAAGACGTTATGGTAAGAAGTCTACTAAGGATATAAATACTAGACAAGTATTGAAAAAACATAAAATTTTGAAGGATGTGTGATGGCGAAAAAACAAGATGTTAAGATTGATGATTTGGTAACAATTAAACCAATCACAGATAATCAAAAAGTTGCCTTTGAGGCGTTTAAAAAAGACAATAAAGAATTATTTCTTCACGGAGCCGCTGGAACTGGTAAAACTTTTATCTCTTTATATCTTGCACTAGAAAAAGTATTAGACCCAAGTACACCATATCATTGTGTGTATCTAATTCGTAGTGCAGTACCTACAAGAGAGATTGGTTTCTTGCCAGGCGATGAAGAAGACAAAACTGCATTGTATCAAATACCATATCAAAACATGGTGCAGTTTATGTTTGAACAACCTAGTGACCAAGCATTTACAATGTTATATGACAGACTGAAAGCACAAGGTTCAGTTATGTTTTTAACAACATCATATCTGCGTGGTATTACGTTAGACAACGCAATCATTATAGTTGATGAATGTCAGAACTTGAACTTTCATGAACTAGATACAATCATGACAAGAGTTGGTCAAGATTCCAGAATTATTTTCTCTGGTGATTTCTTCCAATCTGATTTAGTTAAAAATGCAGATAAAGAAGGTATGCCTAGATTCCTAGACATTATCGGTGATATGGAAGAATTTGCATCTGTAGAATTTAATATTGGTGATATTGTTCGGTCTGGTTTGGTACGAAGTTATCTAATCAGTAAAACAAAAAAAGGAGTTGAAGTATAATGGCTAAAATGTTTTCAACTGCGTCAGTTCATGAACCAGTGAAGAAAGGAACTTCAATGGGAAAGAAACCTATAACTTCTACAATGAACAAACATAAAAGACGAAGTTATAAAAAATATAGAGGACAAGGTAAATGATAAACAAAGAATACAATCGTTGTTTAAAGATGATTCTACATCACGAAGGCGGATATGTAAATCATCCCAGCGACCCAGGCGGCGAAACTAACTTAGGCGTTACTAAGAAAGTTTATGATGCGTACTGTAAAAGTAATGGTATTAGACCAAAATCTATGAGAGATTTAGAAGTAACAGATGTCGCACCTATCTACAAAACTGAATATTGGGATAGAGTAAAAGGTGATTCACTTCACCCAGCACTCGCACTTTGCATTTTTGATTTTGGTGTTAACGCTGGAACTGGAAGAGCTGCAAAGTTCATTCAAAAGATTGTTGGTACAACAGTGGATGGTGGTATCGGCCCTAACTCACTTAAAATGATTGATGCATATGTTGAAAAACATGGTATTGATAAGACAGTTATACTCTATCAAGCCGATAGACAAAAGTACTATGAGAAGTTAAAACACTTTAAAACTTTTGGTCGTGGTTGGACACGAAGAGTTAACGAAACTACAGAAGCTGCACTACAACTTATTTGACTTGACAAACTGGTTTGAGTTTGTTATGATGTATAAAATTTAACTGTGAGGATATATTATGTTTACACACAAGTCGGTGGAGATACCAGAACTCTCTACTAAAAACGTCAATCGCAAGAGATTCTACCAAACCCCAGATGGTAAACTTTATCCATCTATTACTACCGTTTTGCAAAGACGTAAGATGGAAGGTCTTATGGAATGGAGAAAACGAGTTGGTGATGATGTTGCAAACTATGTTGCGAGAACAGCTGCACACAGAGGAACTAAGGTTCACCATATGTGTGAAGATTTTCTGAACAACAACTTTGATGAAGAAACACATAAGAAGAACTTTCTTCCTTATGTATTATTTGGTCAGATGAAACCTATACTTATGCAAAAAGTGAATAACATTTATGCACAAGAGTGTGGGTTATACTCTGATAAATATAAAGTAGCAGGCCGAGTAGATTGTATCGCTGAATACAACGGTACTCCATCTATCGTAGATTTCAAAACATCAACCAAAGAACGGAATGATGACTGGAATGAGTCTTACTACATTCAGGCGTCTGCATATGCAGAAATGTTTGAAGAAAGGACTGGAATTGAAATCAACCAGATTGTAATTCTAGTTGTAACAGAAGACGGAATCGTTCAAGAATTCATAAAGACCAAACATGACTACTTACCACTATTAGTAGAATCTATAGACGATTTCACAGAACATTGGGAAAAAGAAAATGAAATGGTTCATAATAGTAGTAATGACAGCGCAGCTTAGTGCTGGTGGGAAAGATGAAACTCCATTGTGGATACCAGAGTTGGTTTTTAATTCACAAGAAGAGTGTATGACCTATGCAAGAAATAATCAGATAAGACTTTTTAGTAAATCTGCAAGTGCATATAACAATAAAGTTTTACCCACTATGATGAATTGTGTCAATCAAGACATAATGGAAGAAATAGGTCAATTGTACGGAAAGAAACAAAATGAGAAAAATATTTAGTGCATTGGTTTTATCACTTGTTATGGGAACAAGTGCATATGCAGAACACGAAAAGAATACTTACAATTCACAAAAACCAGTAAGTTGTAATACAGTAGAAGCTGTAACTGCACTTGTGGGGGGTCAATTTGGTGAACTTCCATATATGCAGGCAGATGGAGTTGCACCAGCTGTGGATGGTCAACAGTTTATCAAAACGCAAGTAGTTGTTGCAGTTAATCTAGAAACTAAAACATTTAGTGTTGTGGAGATAATTAATCCTAATCTTGCGTGTATTGTCGCTGGTGGTAATAATTTTAGATTTTCTAAACCACCATCACAAAAAACTAGTATTTCATTGGAGAATTAAATGTACGAGTATAAATGTAAAATAGTTAGAATAGTTGACGGAGACACAGTTGATGTTGATATCGACTTGGGGTTTGGTGTTTGGATGCGAAAACAACGTATTCGTATGTATGGAATTGATACACCAGAATCTAGAACATCTGACCCTATCGAAAAAGTCTATGGAAAAGCTGCAACTGCATTTCTAACTAAATGGACAAATGCTGGTGAACTTACTTTGAAAACATTTAAAGACGGTAAAGGAAAGTATGGACGTATTCTTGGAGAACTTTGGTATGGGGGTGAACACAATATCAATCAACTCTTAGTAGACAACCATCATGCAGTTCGTTATCATGGACAATCTAAAGAAGACATTGCAGAAGAACATCTGAAGAATAGAGAAAAATTACATTTAGATACCGTTAAAAATGCACTTGACTTTTAAACAAGTTTATGGTATAAATAGAATCACAATTTGATGATACAAATCGAAGGACGGGCAGGACATGGGTGCGATTCCCATCACCTCCACCATAAACACTCTTAGATGAGATATTGTATCACTGCTTGAGAGTGTTTATGATGGGGGTGAATTAGGTTCGACTGACGTAGATAGAGGCGAGTAGAATTGTCGGATGACTGCGTAATAGGTCAAAACTCGTAAATGCAAACGATAACAATGCATATGTAGATTACGCTCAAGCAGCTTAATCGTACTGAGTTTCGGTGGTGTACTTGGAAACAGAAACACCACCACTTAATTATTTGAAAAGGTGATAGATATGAGAGAATTTATATATGATAGTTGGAATAGTGTAATGAATATGGATAGGAATCCATTGAGACATATCCCAGATTTGCAAACTAGACATATGGTTTTACAGATACTTGCATGGATGTGGGCAACTACATTTTCACTATGGCTTGGAAGTATCTATGCATTTGGTATATCAACACTTGCACACTTATTTGTTATCGCAGCTATTGTTGTTACAGTTGGTACATTTGAGACTGCAAAACGTAAACCAAACTTCTTTTCTAACTTCCCCACATCAACACCAAGTCGTGCAAGAACTATTTGGATGAATGGTAAAAAGATTAAACTAGACCCACAAGATAAAGGTGGGGAACACGAATAATGACCCAAATAAACTTCAAACCTATTTTTCCTAGTCCTTTAGGATATGTCAACTTTGGTAACGCAAACAAAGATTTGAACAAACAACTTATCAAGGACATGGAACAAGAAAGAAAAGAAGATATTGGAAAGAGTGCAACATTTAAAACTAATCAGTGTGCATGGCAATCTCTTGCAAGAATGGAAGATAGGTGGGAAAGTTTTTCTACATTGCGTGAACAGATTGCAAGAGCTTGTGTTCCTATTCTAAAACATAGTGGTATCTCTGATATGGTTGCACCATTTGTAGATGTATCTAATCTATGGGGTAATATTATATTTGATGCTGGTGGATTTTCAAAACCACATACTCATGGAAGTGGTCATACATTATGGAGTGGTGTTTACTATCCTAAAGGTGTAGATGATGTTGAAAACCTAGATGAATTTGATGAGGAAAAAAGTATTATTAATGGTTGGGTTAGAGATGACGGTATGTTAATATTATTTGACCCAGCATATGTTACCAAAACATTAATCACAACTAAATTTGACAATAAAGAATTTTATGGAAATGACGTTACTGTAATACCAAGAGAATCATTACTAGTTTTATTTCCAACTTGGATGTTACATATGGTAACACCCTTGACAAGAAAAGAAAAAAGATATAGTATATCTTTTGGTATTCATAAACCATAAAGAGGAAATAATGGAAGAAGTAGAAGAAAAACTAATGACACCCAAAAAGTTCTCTATTGCAATAGAGAAAGCTGTCAATGAAGGTGGTGGAACTTATATGGACGCACTATTAGATTATTGCGAGAAGTATCAGTTAGAACCAGAAATGATTAAACCCTTGATAACTAAATCTTTGAAAGAGAAGGTTGAGGTAGATGCAAGAAACCTTAACTATCTTCCAAAGGTTGCAACATTACCGATATAACATGGAAGCATTTGAAGCATACAAAATATATCACGCATTGAAATTGCACTTTACTAGTGATTATGATTATACAAAGTATCACGGTAAAGCAAAAGTCACTGTAGATTCATATCTTAAAAGAAAAGACAGGCCTTTCTTTGCAAAGGTAGCACGAAAGTATATGACTCCAGATAATACTAAGAACTTTTTTATATCTAATTTTATTGTCAATCCTAAAGGTTGGGTTGGAAACTTTAATGAACAAAACTATGCAGATTATCGTAAAAGAAATCAGAGTTTAAAATATAATTATGTGAATGAACTAAATGAATTATTTCAAAAGATTTCAGTATTTGATGAATTATTTCATGTTAAAGAAGGTCAACATCCTTTGTTATTAAAACAATTCCTTGCAAAGAAAGT